TAAACGTGCGGCAGATGATTAAAAGCGGAATTATTGCCGGGCTAAAGCCTGACGAAATTCGTGACATGATCCCAAAAGATGCCTTCTTAGTTTTCCAAGGGTGGCAGGAAGCGCACGAACCTGCAACGCCGGGATCAGGCGCGCCGACCAAATCAGAATTAAATCAAATGATGGAGAGTGCAGCTAATGGCAATCAGCGCGGAGCAGCTTAATATCATTTTATCTGCGCAGGATAAAGCGCTGACTAAAGCGCTCGATCGCAGCACAAAAAACGTCAATAGGTTCGCGAAAAAATCGCAGAAAAATTTAAGCCGCACTTCAAAATCATTTGACAGTTTAGGCAAAGCGGCTAGACGTCTTGGGCCAATTATTGCGGCGGCGGTCAGCGTTGGCGCTGCCAAAAATGCAATAACGCTTGGCAAGGAAATAGGTGATCTTGCGCGAATTGCGGGGGTCGGCGCAGAAGAATTTCAAGAGTTGGCATTTGCGGCGCGCACTGTTGGCATTTCACAAGAAAAACTGTCTGACATTTTCAAAGACATGAATGATCGCGTTTCTGATTTTATTCAGACCGGCGGCGGTCCTATGAAAGATTTTTTTGAGCAGGTCGCGCCGTTGGTTGGCGTTACTGCAGAGCAATTCAAAAATCTATCTGGTCCTGACGCGCTGCAACTTTATGTTGATACGCTTCAGAAAGCTGGCGCAAATCAACAAGATTTTACGTTTTATCTTGAAGCCATGGCGTCTGACGCCACCGCGCTTGTGCCGTTGCTGAAAGACAATGCCGCTGGCTTTAAAGATCTAGGAAAAGAAGCGCGTGAAGCTGGCGCAATTATGTCGGCTGACACAATTAAAGCGGCTGGCGAAATGGACAAAAAGCTGCAAACATTAAGTACAACAATTAGCACAAAATTTTTGACGCAGCTTGGACATTCTGAAGATGCGCTTGAAAGAATTGTCAAATTTATAACTGAGACAGCAATTCCAGCGTTTGGAAATTTAATTGATTCGGTTGGTGGGATATTAGAACTTGCTGATGAATTAGGCGTTTATTTAAATCCTGATGTAGTTTTTGAATTAGACCCAAATGACAACCTCACTCGAATTATAGAGAGGCTCGCCACATTGCGCACTGCGATTGATAGTATAGAAAGCAAAGGCGAAAACATGACGGTTGGGGACGCCGCACAGCTTGAAAACCTTATTGGAACATTGAACAATCTTGAAGCGCGACGCGTTGAACTGACGCGAGGCAATCCACTGAGCCCCGGTACTATACGACTTGACGATCAAGAGCCGGGCATTGATCCAGCCAACACATTGCTCGGCGGCGGCGGCGGCGGTTCAAATGACATTAAAGATCAAATGCGCGCATATGAGGATTTAGTGCGGTCACTAAATCCAGCGGTTGACGCAACGATTGAATATGCAGAGCAGCTAGGTATTATCAACGAAGAATTAGACAGCGGCAGAATTTCGCAAGAACAATCGAATGCGCTGATCGATCAAGCACGGCAGAAAATGCAGGAAGCGCGCCGCGAGGCCAGCGATTTTGCATCTGTTTTTGAAACGGTTGAAAGTAGCATAGAGTCAAGCATGATGGGCCTAGTCAACGGCACGATGAGTGCGAAAGACGCCTTTAAGTCAATGGCCTCGGCAATTGTTAGCGATTTGTTTCGCGTTTTAGTTGTGCAAAAAATGGTCAACGCGGCGCAGAACGCTATGGGCGGCGGCGTTGGCGGTTTTCTGTCATCAATGCTGATGGGCACCCGCGCAGGCGGCGGCAGCGTGCAAGCTGGTAATCCATATATGACAGGCGAAAGCGGTCGTGAATTATTTGTGCCTGCGCAAAACGGTAGAATATTATCACCCGCGCAAACCCGTATGGCTGGCGGTGGCGCGGCTGTAACGGTTGTTCAAAACATCAACATATCGACGGGTGTCCAACAAACCGTCAGAGCCGAGATCAAGGGGATGATGCCGCAAATTGCAGACAACGCGAGGTCGGCTGTTTTGGATGCAAAGCGGCGCGGTGGATCTTTTGGGAGGGCAATGGCATGACCATTTCATTCCCGTTGGCGATGCCGACCGTCACTAATATTCGATCAATTGATCTGACGGCAACCAACTCTGTCAGCTATTCCAGATCGCCATTTACATTTGCGGGACAGGCGCAAGAGTTTAGCGGCAAGATGTGGCAAGCTGTGGTAACTTTGCCGCCCATGCGCCGCGCAGCCGCAGAGGAATGGATTGCGTTTTTATTGTCGCTTAGAGGTCAGGTTGGCACGTTTAATATGGGCGACCCCGTTGCAGCAATCCCGCGCGGTTTTGCGCGTGACGTTGACGGCATTTTGGTGAATGGATCATTAACAAACGGATCAGCAATTGTGCTAGATAATTGTGCATCAAATCACACTGGATATTTTAAAGCTGGCGATTATTTACAGACCGGCACAGGCCCAACACAACAACTTTTCAAAGTTCTGGCAGACGCCAACACGAACAGCAGCGGAGAAACTTCTGTTGACGTTTGGCCCGACGTTCGGACAACGATCGCGAACGATGCAGCGGTCACAGTGCAATCGACCAAAGGCATATTTCGCCTTTCGACAAATGAAGTCAACTGGTCTGTTAACGAAGTTGCAATTTATGGAATGACGTTTGCAGCAAGCGAGGCCATCTGATGAGCCGAGACATAAGCACTGCAATTTTGAACGCGCTTGATGATGAAGTCATAGAACCGTTTTTTGCTGTCGAAATGTTATTTGATGGAATAAAAGTTTTGCGACTTTGGACTGGAATAGGAATTTTATCATACCAGGGCAACGATTGGTCTGGTGTCGGGTCATTGCTAAACATTTCAACAGTGGAAGAAGCTTCAGATCTAGGCATAAAGGGCGTTAATCTAACGATGAGCGGAGTACCATCTGCAATTCTGGCCTTGGCTTTGACTGAGCCGTATCAGGGCAGAATTTGCAACATTTATTTCGGAATCAATCCAAAATCTGCTCAGAGCAATTTAGCAAATGTTTTCAGCGGTTATATGGATCAGATGAATATTTCAGAAGATGCAGAAAATTCGTCGATTCAATTGGCCGTCGAAAACAAATTGATTGATTTGGAACGACCCAAAATCGGTCGGTTTACATCGTCGCATCAAAAATCAGTGTATCCCGGCGATAAAGGCCTCGATTACATCGAAAGTCTGCAGGACAAAAACATAGTTTGGGGTCGTAGTGCAGGTTAAATTTGCGCAAGAGTTTTTAGCGCAATTTCGAAACGAGGCGCAAGATTTAATTCGACTTCATTGGAAAGAAATTGCCATACACAAAAGCAAAATAAAACTCAATCCAAACTGGGCGGCATATGAGGCGCTTGAAGCGTCTGGACAATTATCGATTTTCACTGCGCGGCTAAATTGCGAATTGGTCGGTTATTTCGTAACAGTCAACACGCCAAATCCGCATTATATGGATCACGTTTTTGCGGCAAATGACGTGCTGTATTTATCGCCAATCGCGCGGCAGGGCTGGGCTGGTCTTGGCTTAATAAAATTTGCAGAGCGGTGCCTGCGTGCAGATGGAGTGAGTGTCATGGCAATAAACACAAAGGTGCATCGGCCATTTGACGCGGTTCTAAAGCGGCTTGGATTTGAACAAGCCGAGCGGGTTTATACTAAATTTTTGGGTGACGAATAATGGCTACTGTCGCTGCAATATTTGCTACTGCGGGATTCAAAGCTGGAATTTCTTATGTCTTGGCTCATACTTTCACAGGAATAGCTTTAAAATATATCGGCGCGCAATTTTTATTAAGCGCGCTTTCACCAAAGCCAAAATTTTCAAACTCAGGTCGCGGTTACAACGTGACTGCGACTGGATCAATTTTAGATCATCAAGTCATTTATGGAAAAATGAGGGTTGCAGGGGCGCGAATCTTTGACGCTACGACTGGCGGAAACAACAAAGATTTGCATCGCGTGCTAGCTTTCGCTGGGCATGAAATCGATTCATATTATCAAATTTATTTAAACGACGAAATTGTGACGATTGATGCTGATGGCAACGTCACGTCGCCTGAGAAATATCGCAAAAAACATACTCAATGGACTCGAATAGGCGGCAGCGATGAAGACGGAGGGTATGAAGAATATGTGATTACGTACACATCACTCGTTACTATAAAAGAACATACTGGAACATTAGACCAAGTTGCAGATGCGTCATTAGTTGAAGCGTTTGCTTCTGAAGAAACGGAATGGAGCAACAATCACAGACTGCGCGGAATTGCCTATTTATATTGCAAATTTATATATGACGTTGACGCATTCCCGAATGGTGTGCCTGAAGTAACTGCGGTCATAAAAGGTAAAAAACTTGATGACCCGCGTTCGAGCGCGGTGGCATGGTCAGATAATCCAGCTTTGTGCATTCGAGATTATATTTGTTCTTCTAGTTACGGCTTGAATGACCCAGAGTCGAACATCGACGACACGGCTGTCACAACCGCAGCAAATATCTGCGATGAGTATGTCAGCAGTCCAGTGACCTCAATTTTTGTGGGCGGCGAATATAAAATCAAAACTGTTGGAGATACAGATTTCACTTTGATCGGGTCACTCAACAACACTGTCGGCACCATTTTCACAGCGACAGCGCTTCCGACGACTAGCACAGGTGTCGTGGAAACCAAGAGATTTACAACAAACGGAGCGTTCACAACGGGAATTACACCTGGCGAACTTTTGACCAACATTTTGACATCAATGGCCGGCAAATTGTGGTTCGCTCAGGGCAAATGGAAAATGAAAGCGGCAAAGTTTACAAATTCAGTGATTTCATTAAACGAAAATGATTTGAGAAGCGGCATTAATGTTTCCACTAGGCATTCACGACGTGACAATTTCAATTCAATTAAAGGCACTTTCCGAGGCGAAGAAAGTAATTGGCAAGTAACAGACTACCCGCCTGTCACAAATTCTGCTTTTCCGATCGCAGACAATAATCAGCCAAGCGTCGCTGACGTTGATTTGACATTCACTGACAACAGTATCGAAGCGCGCAGAACTGCGCGAATTATGTTGGAAACCAACCGTCAGCAATTGATCGTTTTCGCCAGCTTTGGAATGCGCGCGCTCAAAGTTCAGGTTGGCGATACTATATCACTGACAAATGAAAGATTCGGCTGGTCAAGTAAATTGTTTGAGGTTGAAAATTGGGCATTTGGTCTTGGTGACAATCTCAGCTTTGGAGTTGATTTGACGCTACGGGAAACAGCAGCAACAATATATGACGAAGTTGACGACGGAATTGTGTATGAAAATGACAATACAAACTTGTTGTCTCCATTTGACGTTCCAAACGTTGGAGTTCTTTTATCAACAGAACTGCGGCAGATGCGTGGAAAATTGATCACGGTTCTACTAGCCGACATCAGCAACGCGAGCGCTTTGGTCGATCAAGTCGAGGTCCAATATAAAAAATCGGAAGATTTAAATTTTTCACCTATGTCTGTTTCCAGCGGGGATATTGGCACATTGCGATCTGAAGCAATTGGAGTCACCGAGGGATATTATCACGTTCGAGCCAGAGCGATAAATGCGCTCGGCATCCGTGGTGATTTTACAACTATAGTGGGATTTTTTGTTGACGATCTTGGTACTGCGCCAGCTAATGTGACGAATTTTAGCGGCAATGTTGTGGGTTCGTCGCTTCATCTAAATTGGACGCCTGTTTCTGGAATTGATGTTGGACACTACAACCTACGATATTCAAATCAAACAACCGGGGCTGTTTATTCGTTTTCAGAGGATCTGGTTCGAGTCGATAAGGGCACGTCAAGCGTGACCGTCCCAGCAGCACCGGGCACCTATTTCATCAAAGCAGTTGATACATCGAGCAGCGTTATTTTGGTATCTGCAAGTCCTGCAAGTTTTACAATCACCGATCTTGGTATAAGCGCGCTTGACGCTGTAGCAACTGCAACTGAAAACCCGACTTTTTCAGGTTTGAAATCAAACGTAACAATTGACGCCGATGACAATTTGATTTTGACACAAACCGGCGGAAATTTTGAAACTGTAGGATTTTATTATTTTGCAAACCCAATCGATTTGGGCGAAAAATACACAGCTCGAATATTAAGTGATGTTTCAATGACCCGCTTCGAGCAGACAAATACATTCGACAACACAAGCGAAAATTTTGACCGTCGTGGAGGTTTGTTCGACGGCGATCCCGATGCGTTTGACGATGTGAGCTTCCAAATGCAGGAACGTCACACAGATGACGATCCAAGCGGATCGGCAACATATACCAACTGGTTACCCTACGCAGTAAGCGATATTTCAGCGCGCGCGTTTCAATTTAGGATTAAGTTGACCAGCACAAATTCGCAAGCCTCGCCGCTCATATCTACTTTAAAAGCCATTGTCGGAATGCCTGATCACACTTCATCTGGAAATAACATAACTTTTACAGGTTCTAAGAGCATAACGTTTACTAAAGCGTTTCAAAACGTGCCGGGAGTCAGCTTGTCGATAGCAGACTTGGCAGACGGTGATCGATACACGATCACAAGCAAAACGAGAACAGGTTTCACCATCAACATTCTGACAGGAAATTCAGCAAGCACAAACGCGGTGACTGTTGATTTTGTCGCTAAAGGTTTCGGCAAGGAGATCAATTAAAATGAGCCAGCACGATATGAACATTGGGAATCAATTGTTTCCAGCGACCCGCGCAGATATTAATACCGCGCTGGTCGCATTGGCATCAACCTCCTCAGGAGCGACTGCACCAAGCAGCGCGGTCGCAAATCAAATCTGGTACGACACAAGCGCGAACATTTTGAGAATTTACAACGAAGCAGGCAGTGCGTGGATTGATTTGTGTACGCTTGATCAGTCATCGAACAAAGTGCAATCCATAACAACTGTAGGTTTGACGCTTGGCGCAACGGCGCTGACGGTCACTGGTTCGGAACTAAACAAACTTGCAGGTGCTAGTGTCACAACGACAGAACTTGATCAAATTTCTGCTATAACTCGCGGTTCAATTATTTACGGAAATGCGAGCGGGACGGCTAGATTAGCAAAAGGCACAAGCGGGCAAGTATTGACCGCAACGGCGACTGACATAACGTGGGCCGCTGCGCCTGCTCCTGCGGTTGCGGCTATTACTAGCGATGGAACAATTCCAAGCCTGAACACAAATATCACGGCTGGGGAAATCCGAAATTTGATTGGCGCTGGCACAGGCAATTCGGACAGTGACACGGTTTATTCGATTCAAGATGGAGAGTTGAGTGAAAACAATTTCACCAATGCGGATCATTCGAAACTAAACGGCATCGCAACGGGTGCCACTGTTGACCAAACCAACGCTGAGATTAGAGCAGCCATTGAAGCCGCAACTGACTCAAACGTGTTTACAGATGCAGACCATACGAAACTTGGCAATATTGAAACTGCTGCTACTGCTGACCAGACCGACGCTGAGATTAGAGCAGCTGTTGAAGCCGCAGCTGACTCAAACGTGTTTACAGATACAGACCATACCAAATTAAACGGCATCGCAGCAAGCGCAAACAACTACACTCACCCAAATCACAGCGGAGAAGTAACTAGCAGCGCTGATGGCGCAACTGTTATTTCCGGCAATGTTGTTGACGAAGCGAATTTAAAGATCAGCAATAGTCCTACGAATGGATACGTCCTAACGGCACAAAGCGCAAACGCAGGTGGCTTGACTTGGGAAGAGGCCGCTGGAGGTAGTACAACCCTAGGCGCAGTTGGGACATATGGACTAATGCAGAACCACAGCGGCACTGCCACTATAACACCGGGTTCTACTATGGCTGGCTCTGATCTTAAATACCATAACCTAAACTACTCAATTTCTGGCACTACTGCCGCGACTGGTACTTGGCGGGTGATGGGACATTATCTGAGTTCCGGTGCCGGATCATTGAACGGAATTACCGTATGCGTGAGGATTTCATAATGAGCATCACCATAACAGAAGTGCGCAATGCAGTATCACTGCAATCTAACAATCTTCGGATGGACCTAGAGATTAATCATCCAGACTACAATTGGATACCTTACACGTTGGACCCGGCTGACACAGATACAACGATCGACAACACTGCAGTCATGGCTCTGATTAGTGTCGATTTTGCAGCCTACGTTCCGCCCACGCAGGCAGAATTAGATGCACAAGCTGCGATACAGGTCCGTGCTGAACGTGACAATATCTTGTCGCAAATCGTTGATCCACAAGTATCTAACCCCCTCCGGTGGGCTGATCTTTCGTCTGAAAAGCAAACAGATTGGTCGCAGTATCGAACAGAATTATTAAACGTACCGCAACAAGCAGGATTTCCTAACACAATCGCTTGGCCGACATCACCAGATGCCTGATATTTCAGACCGGGTTGGTCAGCTTGAAAAAGACATGATTGCATTGCAAACGACCGTCCAAATTCAGCACAAAGAGCTATTCACGCGCATCAAAAAACTTGAGAATGTGTTGATTGCTTCGACGGGCGCGATATTGCTGACGTGCGTTACAATTTTAATAAAAATGCAATGACACGAGTTTTCAATTTGATTTGGAATCGGGCCGTCACAGAAACGTAGCGAGGCCCGACATGGATCCAATTACTGTCGCAATAACAGCATTTGCCGCGATCAAATCTGGCGTCAAGCTGGGCAAAGATGCTCAGTCAATGATGCAAGACATTGGCAAAATGTGGGGCGCAATTGATGAAGTTCGCGGCGAACACAAGAAGAAAAAGAAATCACCTTTCACGTCTGCAAACGAGGAAGCGTTAGAGACTTACGCAGCCCAGCAGAAGGCGGCTGACTTAGAAAAAGAATTAGAAGCATATATTAAGATGACCCGTGGTTTCTATGCATGGCAAGACCTCCTCAAGATTAGAGGTCAGATCAAGCGTGAACGAATTGAAGCAGAAAAAGCAAGGCGGGCAAAAATGCAGCAACGAATTGAAATTGGCGCAGCGGTCGCGCTGTTTGTTTTGCTCTTGGCTTGCCTGATTTGGGCCGTGTGGATGTTTTTGACATGATCCCAGCGCTTGTGCTGTCGGTAACGTTAGCGAGTTCATTGCTAAATCCCGACACGATTGCTTGCCATTTGTGGAAGCGGATCACAGACCCATCAGGTCAGAAAATCTGCGTGTATCGCGGCAAAAATTCAACGTTTGGTTATCACTACGTCACGGACACTGGCGGAGTTGGAGATTGGGCACAGTGTCCCAAGGTTTTCCAATGCAAATATCAACCAAAAAACAAAAGACCGACGATTGGCGAGATCATGCAAGGAATACAGGGAGGCTTTAAATGACGATCGAAGAAAAACATCATTTGAACTTTGAAATATATCAGCGCAATCGTCGCTATATGTGTTGGGGCGCAATGTCTATGATGCTGATTTGCACTGCCGCCACGGTCTATGACCCAGCGCGCATGGAAGCCGCTGAAAGCATATTGATGGCTCAGTATTTGGCGCTGTCTGCGTTGGTCGGCGCTTATTTCGCGGTCGGTCATAAAGAAACATGATCGGCGCATTAATCGGGCCGCTGACGTCACTGGTCGGAACTTGGATGGAGTCGAAGGCAGAAGTGCAGCGCAGCAAGCAAACGGTCGCGAAAGCAGAAGCAGAAGCACGCGCGACGGTTATGGTCAGCGCGGCTACAAGTGAGGCTGGCTGGGAGCGGATTATGGCAGAGGCCAGCAAAGATTCGTGGAAGGATGAGGCGTATACAATTTTGTTTATTGCAATTATCGCCATGTGCTTCATTCCACCATTGCAGCCATTTGTTGAGCGCGGTTTTGCCGCTTTGGAAACGACCCCAGAATGGTTTCGCGTCTGCATGTATTGCTCCATAGGCGCAAGTTTTGGTTTGCGGGGCATCACTAAATTTAGAGGGTCTAAATGACCACCGACAAAGTCATTCCGCTGCATCCCCCTAGATCTGACATTGATGAGCAATGGCAGCAACTGGAGGCCCAGCAAAAACAAATCAAAGAACAATTGTTAAAAATTTTGGAGACAAAGCTCAAATGAGAAACATCACAGAAATCGTAATTCACTGCACAGCGACCCGCGCAAACTGGATGGAAGATAAGCCAGTTGAAGATGTTGTGAAAGAGTTGACCAGGTGGCACACAGAGAAGCCGCCCAACGGAAACGGGTGGTCAGATTGTGGATATCATTATGTTATTCACCGCGACGGCACGGTCGGCACTGCGCGACCTGTTGAACGCTCTGGGGCGCACTGCAGAGGGCGAAATAAGCAATCCATTGGCGTCACGCTTTGCGGCGGTCGTAGCGGTGAAAGCACAGATAAAATTCTGGATAACTTTACGGAAGATCAAGAAACTGCGCTGCGTGATTTAATTGGCGATTTAAAAAAGGATTACCCAAAGATACAAAATATCTCAGGGCATAATCAGTGGTCGAACAAGGCTTGCCCATGTTTTTCTGTGCGCGAGTGGCTGCGCTAAACAGGCCATTGCGGGGGGCGATACCCGTCTAGCATCCATTGCATAACCTGCTGCGCGATGGGGTTGACGGGTCTTGCATCATCTTCGCTTTCCCAGCGTCGAACTGTGCGCGGATCTGAGTTGAGAATGTGGCCCAACTGAGTGGCAGATAGGCCCAGCTTGCGCCGAGCCTCTTTGAATTGGGTGGGTGTCATTGTCTTGTTTTTGCCTCAAGTTTAGATTTTACGGTCTCCACCTGTTCGCGGGTCAACCTGCTTGATAATTGATTTGCAATTTTCAGTGCTTTTGCAGACTTTTCATCGTTTGGTGCTGATACTGCAAGTTGCAGTGCTAAAGTGAACGCTTCGATGTCGTTCGTTAGTGCATGTGAATCAGTCATCAGCTTGCTCCTTCAAATAAAGCCGCGCAGGACGGCTTCCTGTGCAGTGCAATCGAAGGATGTTTTGCAAAGAAACGTGGCCTCCCTCGCTGTTTTCTCAAAACGTCTATTACCATCTTCAACAAACGTATCTCGCGCAGCTTTAGACGTAAACGCACTAATCTGCTGCTCATCATTCGCCCAATCGATTGCGTAAAAATTACGGGTCATTGTGTCTCTCCTAAAGATGGGCGTCGTTGCCCGGTTGATGGTGGGGGTCATTTATTCAGCCACCTCAAATTGAACCATTGCGGCGGTGATTTCGATGTAGGCAAAGACGCCATATGCAGCTTGGCAAACGCCAGCGCGTGAAGCTGCATTGTTTGTTATCTCGTAATCGTAGGTGTCATCTGAGCCGACACGCATTTCAGAAAAGCCTCGGCCTTCCTCAATCTCTGAGCACACTGCGCTCACATCC